GATTCCTGCGTTGAGTGATTCAAACACAAGCAACTGGCTTTTAGCTTATGCCCCAGACTTGTACCTATATGGTGCGCTAATGGAAGCTACACCATATTTGAAAGACGATGAACGTCTACCAATATGGAGTCAGATGTATGTCAATTCCTTGGGCGACATTGAGGTAGCAGATGAAAGGGCTTCTGTTTCTTCAACTCCACTTGTTCGAGCCCGTACTTTGGGATAAAAAATGTCATCATTTACAGACTACACAGAAAATCTTGCACTAACGTATTTGTTTAATACAGATTCTGTTACTCGTCCTACAGCATGGTATGTGGGCTTGTTTACTGCTGCTCCTAGTGATACTGGCGGCGGTACAGAAGTATCTGGTAGTGGTTATGCCCGTGTATCTGCTGGAACAATTTCTGGTAGCGGTACTGCAACAACTTTTACTAACGCTGCAGCAATTGAGTTTGCCGCTGCCTCTGGTGGAAATTGGGGAACAATTGGTTGGGCAGGTATTTTTACTGCTTCAACTGGTGGGACTTTGCTTGCTTGGGCTCCATTGACGACTTCTAAAGCAATCAATGATGGCGACATTTTCCGCATTCCTGCTTCTAGCTTGTCAATTACATTGAGTTGATATGGCGGCTTACGGGCGTGGCGATTATAGTGGAGGTGCATACTCCTTTGGAGCGTACTTAGGTGCGCTTGCAATTGCTTCTGCCTCTACTGTAGTTGTTGCTGGCGACAAGATAAAAGATGCTCAGTTTGAGATAAGCTCAACTAGCACAGTATCTGTAGACGCAGTAAAGATTTCTAGCGGTGCGCTTGAGATTGTTGATACTTCTGTAATAACAGTTGCAGGTGGAATTAGTGCTGTTGGAAATGTTGACATCATTGCTACAAGTGAGTTAGCAATTCAGTACAACCGCATACAGCGTGGTCAAGTGATAATTATTGATACTTCTAGCGTTGTAATTAATGCTAGAAAGAAATGGGAAGCAGAAGCAGATGTGTCCGAAACATGGACTCCAATTGAAGATGTTTCAGAGTCTTGGACAACAGTTTCAGTTTAAATAAGTCTTTTAGGGGTAAAACATGGCAGATACAACAACCACAAATCTAGGCTTAACAAAGCCAGAAGTTGGCGCTTCAACAGACTCATGGGGTACAAAGATCAATACTGATCTGGACTCTATTGATGCGTTGTTTGATGCTGGTCCTATTCTAAAGATTACAAAAGGTGGTACTGGCGGTGCTACCGCTTCTGCTGCTAGAACTGCTCTTGGTGTGGCTGTTGGTACTGATGTATTGGCTTATGACGCAAACTTGCAAAGCTTTGTAACTGCGTTCACATTGCCTACTGCGGATTCTACAGCCAATTTTGTTTTGAAGACTGACGGCTCTGGAACATTGGGTTTTGCAGCTGCTGCAACTGGTGATGTAACCCTAGCTGGATCACAGACTTTAACTAATAAAACAATTAGTGGTGCAGACAATACGCTTACAGTAGATGGAACTAATGCAGTTGGATTTAGAAACATCCCACAAAATAGTCAGTCTGCTGCTTACACATTAGTTTTAGCTGATGCTGGCAAACACATCTTTCACCCATCAAGTGATGCTAATGCAAGGACTTTCACAATTCCAGCAAATAGCTCTGTGGCTTACCCCATTGGAACTGCTTTAACTTTTATTAACATGACTGCTGCGGTTGTAACCATTGCAATTACAACTGACACAATGTATTTGTCTTCTGCGGGAACTACTGGTTCACGAAGCCTTGCTCGATATGGTTCAGCAACGGCAATTAAAATTGATTCAACATCTTGGCTTATTTCAGGGAGTGGATTGACATGAGTGGTGCATTACAAGTTGTTTATCAAAACCTAAGAAGTTTTCTTGAACCACCGCCAACTGTAATAGGTCAAGCCTATGGTGGTGGCTTTTATGCTGGTCAAATTGGTGTTAGTAGTGTTGCAACGCACTATCTTGTTGTTGCACCTGCTTCTTCTGGAGAAAACACCTTAGCTTATAAAAACGTAAATAATGCTGTATCGGGTGCGGCTAGTGTTATCGATGGCCCACAAAATACTGCTGACATGGTAGCTGACGGAAGTTCAACAGTATATCCATGCGCTCACTTTTGCAATGATTTATCCACTGGTGGTCAAACAGATTGGTATATGCCAGCAAAGAATGAAATAGAAGTATGTTATTTTAATCTAAAGCCAACGACACAATCAAATGTAACAAATTCTGGAATAAACCCTAATGCAGTCCCCGCAAGAGCAAGTAACTACACCACTAGCAACCCTGCTCGTACTTCGGTAGCAGCCTTTCAAGAAGGTGGTGCGCAAGCCTTTACTACGTCACCTCAATATTGGTCTAGTACCAAACGTGGTACTGATTACGCATACTTCATAAGTTTTTATCATGGCCTTAGTAGCTATAGCAGTAAAACTGGTGACCGCAAAGTTCGAGCAGTTCGCAGAGTTGCAGTCTAAGGAAATAATATGAAATACATTTGCATCACCGAAGTAGACGCAGTAACTAAAATAGTCTGCACTTCAGAACCACAACGCACAGGCCCATCTATGCCTGATGTAAAGGGTTGGGTTCACATTTGGCATGACAGTTCAACATGGCCTGTTGAACTTGCATCTGATGGTACATATCTTCGTGCGCCTAAATACTATGGCACTTGCGATGATGATGCAGACACTACCATTGCTGGTGTGTTGCAAGTATTGACAGAAGCAGAGTACACCACAGCCAGAACTGCTGAACATGAAGCACGTAAACCTTATCCATCTTGGGTTGGGTACTTGGACACGATGACATGGGCTGCCCCTGTAGCAAGACCAGCTGATGCGGTTATGAATGGCGGTAACGTGCGTTATCAATGGGATGAAGCCACAGTTAATTGGATTGCACAGGGATGAAAGAGTTCTTCTTCATCTCTGGTTTGCCAAGGTCAGGCTCAACCCTGCTCTCGGCTATCTTGCGTCAGAACCCTGAGTTCTATGCAGATATATCTTCTCCCGTACAGGGCTTGGTGGCATCAACCATCAATGTCATTACGGGAAGCGAAAGCAATCACCTAATAGATGAAGACAAACGCAAAAGCATCCTACGCTCTTTGTTTAATGCCTATTATGAGTCTATCAGTCCCAAGACTGTATTTGATACTAGTAGAGGTTGGACTGCCAAAACATCTTTGCTGAAAGACCTGTACCCACAGACCAAGATTGTTTGTTGTGTGCGTGATTTGCCTTGGATATTAGATAGCTTTGAACGCATTGCTGCTAAAAACTCTTTGTATGGCGCAAGCCTGACAGATGATGAGTCTAACCAAACAGTTACTACCCGTTGCGATGCCCTAATGGATGTGAAAAAAGCTGGCCAAGTGGTCAAGCCTTATTATTTCCTAGAAGAAGGCTTACTGTTAAACCCCGACATGATTTTGTTGGTGGAATATGAATCTTTATGCAAACAACCTGAGAGCGTGATGCGTGAGATTTATGGGTTTATTGGCAAGCCTTACTTTGACCATGACTTCAAAAATGTTGAGTATGAGAATGAGGTGTATGACAACGCCTTGAACATGAAAAGTCTGCATACAGTCAGAAAAGAAGTGACATGGCAAGAACGCCCCTCAATTCTGCCTAAGTCAGTTTGGGAAAAGTATTCTGGTAAAGAGTTCTGGCGCACACCCGCACCAGAGTTTTCAATCAAGCAACTGTATAAGGTCAAGGGATGAAAAGAATTTTAATCATGGGCTTACCTGGTGCTGGTAAGACTTATCTTGCACAACATATTCTTGACCACTTGCAAAACAACCGCAAGACAGTCATGTGGCTGAACGCTGATGATGTGCGTAAGAAATACAATGATTGGGACTTCTCCCATGAAGGCCGTATTCGCCAAAGTTTGCGTATGCGTGATCTTGCTGACAGCTACGATGTGGATTATGTGATCTGTGACTTTGTAGCCCCACTGGTTGAGATGCGTAATAACTTCAAGGCTGATTGGACTGTCTGGGTTGACACCATCAACCAAGGTCGTTTTGAGGACACCAACAAGGTGTTTGTTGCACCAGAGCAGTATGACTTTAGGATTACTGAGCAAAAGGCTGAGAAGTGGGGTGAGTTTATTGCTGCACACATTTTGGACAACCGCCAGCGTCCTGTTTTTGATTGGCAAAAAGAGACTGTTCAGATGCTTGGCAGATGGCAACCTTGGCATGAAGGCCATCGTAAGCTGTTTGAGAGAGCATTGGCTAAAACTGGTCAGGTTGTTATCCAGATCAGAGACTGTCAGGGTTGGAGCGGCTCAAACCCGTTTGCGGCTAATCAGGTAAAAGACTTTATCAAGCGTGATTTAGATCCTTTGTATCAAGGTCAGTATGAAATACAACTTGTCCCAAATATTGTTAACATCACCTATGGGCGAGATGTAGGCTATAAAATTGAGCAAGAGTCTTTTGATGATGCCACACACGCCATTTCAGCAACCAAGATACGAAAACAAATGGGTGTTTAAATGACTAATGTAAGCCATGAGCAAATCTATGAGCGTCTATTAGCTGTTGAAGCAAAGGTAGATGAGATAGATAAAAACACTAAAGACCTTGTAACTGCTATTGACGCTGCCAAGGGCGCTGTAAAAGTTCTTAACTGGATAGCATCTATTGCACAACCAGTTTTGTGGATTGGTGGGTTGGTCATTGCTGCAGGTGCAGTTTGGCAGACATGGCTTAAAAAGTAATGGCTACACAGAAATTAGAAATACCACCAGTACCTCCTTTAGGTACTTCTGGTGTTTTTTATTCTCAAGATTTACAAAACCAAAACAACAATCTTTTAAGGTTGTTTTTTATCAGATTGATGGGTATTTTGTCATCTTTATTTGGCCCAGCAGGTGCTAGATTTGTTGACGCTCCCAATGGGTTATTTTTTAGCACAGCAGATCAGACGCTTGCCGCTATCAATACTGGGTATGCAGTTACTTTTAACAATACATATCTAAATAACTATTTAAGTGTTGTTGATAGCTCTAAAGTTACTGCTGTTTATGGTGGCATATATCAGTTTCAGTTCTCTGGACAAATAAAAAGTACAAACGCATCACCTAAAGACGTATTTCTTTGGATAAAGCGTGATGGGACTACTATTGGGTACACTACCCATCAATACACAGTTGAGGGTTCTGATAACCATATAAACATTAATTGGAATTTTAGTATTGATCTAAGTAGTGGACAATATCTACAATTCTTTTGGGCTGCAACTGATACTGCTGTAACTCTTGAAACTACTGTTGCAACAACTCCACATCCTGGTATACCATCTGCCGTTGTTAGTGTTACTTATGTAGCACCATTGCCAGATACACTTCCAACGCCACCATAATAGAATAGACATATGGCATATATTCCACTACAAATTCCTCCAGGCGTATACAAAAATGGTACTGAGTATCAGTCTAAAGGCCGTTGGAACGGCTCAAATTTGGTACGTTGGTACGAAGGTACTATTCGTCCAGTTGGAGGCTGGAGAAAACGTGCTACTTCACAATTAACAGGGATGGCCCGTGGCTTGATTAACTGGCGAGATAATAACAATAACAGACGTATCGGAATTGGTACGCACTCTAAGTTATATTCGATGAATGAGGGTGGTACTTTAACCGACATCACTCCCGCCACTTTTACTGTTGGTGATGCAGATGCCGTACTAAAGATTGGTTATGGCTATGGAACTTATGGAAGTTCAGCTTATGGTGTTGCAAGACCAGATTTGGGAACATATACTCCTGCTACAACTTGGAGTTTAGACACCTTTGGGGAATATCTTGTTGCGTGTTCATCTAAAGATGGAAAATTGCTTGAATGGCAATTAAATCCTGCAAATGATGCTGTAGCAATTACTAACGCTCCAACTGGTTGTACAGGGCTTATTGTTACTCAAGAGCGATTCTTATTTGCATTGGGCGCAGGTGGCAATCCCCGTAAAGTTCAATGGTGTGACCAAGAAAACAATACAACATGGACTCCTGCCGCTACCAACCAAGCTGGTGACTTTGAGTTAACCACTATTGGCTCTTTAATGTGCGCTAAACGCATTCGTGGGGCTACCATTCTGTTTACTGATGTGGATGTACATACTGCCACATACATTGGCCCACCATTCATTTATAGCTTTGAGCGTATTGGTAGTGGTTGTGGTGTTATATCTAAACAAGCAGTAGCGGCTACTGACAATGCTTGTATTTGGATGTCTGGTTCAGGATTCTGGATGTACGATGGCTTTGTTAAACCATTAAATTCAGATGTTTCTGATTATGTGTTTAGCAACATGAACCCTACTCAGCAATCTAAGGTTTATTGCGTACACAATTCTACTTATGGTGAAATTTGGTGGTTTTACCCAAGTTCTGCATCCAATGAAGTAGATTCTTACGTTTCTTACAACTATCGTGAGAATCATTGGGCTATTGGCACTTTAGCCCGTACTTGCGGTACAGATCGTGGGATCTTCTCTAATCCAATTATGGTTTCAACAGACGGGTACGTGTATGAGCATGAAGTAGGCTTTGCTTATGATGGTCAAACATTGTTTGCTGAGTCAGGACCAGTAGAGCTAGGAAATGGAGATAGAACTATGAGTCTGACAGGATTAGTTCCTGATGAAAAGACTCTGGGTGATGTGCAAGTCCGATTTAGCACTAAGTTCTATCCTAATGCTACAGAATATAACTATGGCCCATATTCAATGGCAAATCCTACTTCAGTACGCATAAGTGGAAGACAAGTAGCTGCCAAAATTGAAGGTGTGAGATTAACTGATTGGCGAGTTGGTACTATTAGATTTGATGGAAAACTTGGTAGTTTGAGATAAAACTAGCTATTTTTTATAGTAAATATTATGATTGACCATGATTCTCAAGATTGGCGTGAACTAAGGAATGCCAAACTGTTAGAATGGTTTGGTGGCAACCAGAGTGCTGTAGACTTTTTAGTCGCTTTATCAGGTATAGCCGAGTTATGGGATGACTTGGTAGACAAGGATAAAGAGCCTAGCAGAAAAGACATAGATATTGTCTTTTGGAATGCGCTGGTGACGCTACCTACAAATGAGTTCTTTAATCAGAATAAGACATTTTTAATGCCATTAGTCATTCAGAGTATAAATGCTTGGCAAGACTCTGTAGAACTTGAAAATGGTAATACCAACGACAGAGCCTATGCGCTCACATTGCGTATTATTTCATTACAAATAGCACCAATGATTGTCTTATTGCTTAGAGGAAAAGAAGCAATGAGAGATGTTAGTACAGAAATGTGGCGATATTTTACGTCACATGATGATGCAATTAAATGGATACAAGGGGAATAATATGTCTCTAGGCGGTGGAAGCAGTAGCAATCAGCAATTAGATCCTGCTTTACGGGATCAATTCTTGCAAAACTATCAAGGCGCTCAAGGTGTTGCGTCTGGATTAGAAGCTCGTCAATTTGCAGAACTTACTCCAGATCAACAAAGAGCGTTTGAGTTAACTCGTCAATTTGCAGATCCTAATGCTGAAGCATTTGCTGGTTTACGTAACGCTTATACTGCTGCAAACACAGCAGCAAACTATGCGCCACAACAAGTAGCTTCCCGTGATGTCAATGCAGCTTTAGCTCAATCACAAGGTTATGGCGCATCTCAAGCTCAAGCTGCTCAACTAGGTCGTGGGGCAGTTCGTGACGTTAATGCAGAACGAATTGCCGCAGAGCGTATTGCTGCCGCACAAGCAGCCCGTAGTGGCGCTAGAGATGTAACTTCTGCAGGTGTTACTGGTCAGCAAGTTGCTCAAGAAGCATTAGGTGCAATTGCTCCCCAAGCTAGAGCAAACATTCGTGATATTACTGCTGGTTCGTTCTTGAACCAGAATCTTGAGCAGTACATGAATCCATTTACTAAAGCAGTTACTGAACAAAGTTTGGCAGATTTAGAGCGTTCAAGGTTGTTGCAACAACAGCAAACTGCGGCTCAAGCTACTGCAGCACGTGCTTTTGGTGGATCTCGCCAAGGTGTAGCCGAAGCAGAAACAAATCGTGCTTTTGGAGAAAATGCGGCTCGATTAGTTGCTCAACAAAATGCTGCCGCATACCAAGCTGCACAACAAGCTTCTGAGGCAGATCTTGCCCGTCAGATGCAAGCACAACAACTTAATCAAGCACAAGATTTGGCAACAACTCAACAATCCTTGCAGTTGGCAGGTCAGTTTGGTTTGGCTAATCAAGATGCGGCTTTACGTGCGGCTTTGGCTAATCAGGGAGTTGATGTTCAGTATGGCCTTACAAATGCTCAACTTCAACAGCAAGCAGCATTAGCTAATCAAGCTACAGGTTTAACTGCGGCTCAAGCCAATCAAGATGCTATGTTAAAAGCTGCCTTATCTAATCAGGGCTACGATTTTAATGTTGGTCAAATGAACACAATGAACCAACAGCAAACTGCTTTGGCTAACCAAGCGGCATTAAATCAAGCAAGTCAGTTTGGTGTTGGCGCTTCTAATCAGGCTGCACTAGCTAACCAAGCGGCTCAAAATCAAATTGCCCAACAAAATGCTCAGAACTTTTTGCAAGCCAATCTAGCCAATCAAGGTGCAGGATTAACTGCTAATCAACAACGTACTACTGCCGCAGGTCAAATGGCTAATATTGCACAAGGTGGCCAGCAAATGGGCTTTGCAGGAGCAAATCAACTTGCTCAACAAGGTGCATTGCAACAAGGATTCTCACAACAACAGTTGGATGCAATTCGCAATCTTCCTTTGGAGCAACAACAGATTCTCAATCAAGCATTGGGTATCAATGTTGGTGGTGGTTCTGGAATGCAGTCTACATCTACTTCACGCCAGGGTCTGCTTGGCTTGCTTGGAATTGGTTAAGGAGTAAATTATGCCTTTTAATATTGGGTTGTTATCTGATGCCGCATTGACGGGCTTGTCTGATACTGATAAACAAGCAATGCAAAAACAAGCCACTCAACAGTTCTTGTTGGGTAGTTTGTTAAGTGGTGATCCTGCTACTGGATTTAAGTCTGCAATGGATATTCCTGCTACTTCATTAAATATGCAGAAGATGATTCGTGATTCGCAGATTGCCCAACGTCAACAAGATGAATTGGCAGCCTTTACAAGCAAATATGCTCCTACTGAAGCACAAGCAGGTAGAAGGGCATTGAATGCGACTTTGGGTAGAGAGCCAGACTTATCTAGTCCATACGCTTTGGCAAACAAACTAGGCGCTCCATTAGGCCGAGTAGAGCCACAGTTAATTAATCAGCCTATTGACTATCAAAAAGCTTTATCTGAGTCTTTGCGTTTAGCAGGAAACCCTGCTCAACCACAGATTCGTGAAACTTTGACAGCCATGCAACCTAAGTTTGTAGGCGATCTTCGTGTTGATGCAAGTGGAAACATTGTTGGTTCAGTTCCAACTTCAAAAGATGGTGTTCAACAACAACTAAATGTTGCTACAGGGCAGTATGCGGCTAATCCAGTACAGAATTACATGATGTCTCGGTTGATGACTACTCCTCCTGAAGTATCACCTAATACTATGCTTGGAGTTGGACCTACTGGTGCAATTCAGCAGGTGGCTATTCCTGGCGCAACACAAGCAATTGGTGATATTGAAGCCGCTAAAGCAGTTGCACAAGCATCAGGACAAGTAGAAAGAGTTGTTGGTGCAGATGGAACAGAATATTTTGTTCCTAGATCTGCATTGCTTACTCAGCGTCCAACTGGCACTCCAACTACAGTTGGTGCAGCTGGTGGCGCACCTGTTGGTTCAGTAGCCAAAGCTTCTCCAGCGCAACAAACACTAGATGCCGCAACCAATGCTCGATTCTTAGATTTCTCTAAGAACAGTTTAGAGTCTGCAAATAGTGCTAGTGGACGTAAGATTGCTGCCGAACAACTGTATGACCTTGCAACACAAGTTAACAACAATAAATTAACTGGTTTGCAAGCAGGTGTATATGGATACATGAATGCAATCCCAGGCGTTGGAAAGTTATTTGAGCAGGACATTACTGATGTAACCCGCATGACTCAGATGATTAAAACAGCACAGTTAGAAAAGACTGCAATGCAAAAAGGTGCTGCCAGTAACTTAGACGCTACAACGATTGAGAAGAGCTACGCATCTATAACAGATCCTGCTGCTTCAACACGAATGGCTGCCGCCTTTGAGGTTGCTTTAGCTGATAAAGACGTTGCTAAAAACCAGTTTGTTGAAGCCTATAGAGGTGATCCTGGCAAGATAAGCACAGCTTGGCAAAATTCTTCTGACAACAAGCCAGTTTTTGCTCATCCAAAATTCAACCAGTTCCTTACTGAACAAGTTAATGCTTGGAGTCAAGCTGGCGGTCAAGGAAAGCCTGTTCTTCCTGCGGGATTCCAATTTGGTACTGGTAAAAAATCAGGTGAGTTTCAAATTAAACGTCCTGATGGCTCAATCTATCGCATAGGTCAATAATGGCAACTAAAGACGAAATCTTTGCTTTTGCTGCTCAAGAGGC